GCTCTCGGAACTGATTGGCTAGAAACTTTGCCATTTCATCATGGGGCAAGCATGGCGCAATGGCAAATGCCGGCAACCCAAACGCAATAAACGCAACGGAAAGGAATAGTCGCATATCTAAGCACCTTTAATCTTTGCAAACGCGAACGCAATGCCAGCAGAAACGATGATCCAAAACACCCGTTCAACAAATCGTAGAGTCTGCCCGTTGCTACCCGCCTGCGTTTCTATTGCCAGCAGCCGCGCGCCCTGTGCCGATCGGTCCTTGTCGATTGCGTCCAACCGGTTAAACAAAGTAACCATTCGTTCCTCAACCCGCGCCAGTGCGACAATAGCTTCGCCCATCTGGTCAAGCTTAGCTTCTATGCGCGCGAGTCTAGGATCTTCAGACATTAAAACAGCTTTCCGGTGTAAAGTCTCAATGCAATGACGCGTTTGCATTCATCAAAGGTTTTGCCCGTAGAATACAAAGACGATGACAAGGCGTTTGCGTATTTGTCCAGCTCGTTTGGTTCGTCGGTGAAGCCCGCTGCGTATGCTGAAGCCTCTGTCTTGAATCTAAACCATGCCGAGAAACGGTACAACGCCCCCATCACGCCAACCGAAAGAAACATTGCGTAATAGGAAACAAATGGCGCAAAATTTGCAAGCGCAAAAATAACGGCTGCAGAAAATAGCGTGACCGCCCACCATTGTTTAACGTGGTGTAGCTCATGGGTTAGCATCTTTGCCGGGTAGTCGTGCGGCAGCATCACAACAAACGCTGCCGACTTGCCAACTGTCCCGCGCGGCCGACGCTCAAAGATAACCGCTGGCGGGCGCGTCTGGGCTTTCATGCCTCGCCTTCAAGCGCATCAATGCGCGCGGTCAGGGCGTCAATCTTTGCCAGCGCCTCTTGCAGTGCAGCGGTCAAAATTGGTGTCAACTTTGAATAATCAACGGATTGCATGTCGGGGACAGATCGCGTCCCCATAATAGCCTCAGTTAATACACCACCCTGAGCATCAAGAACCGCTGGTGTGATTTCGTAATCCTCTTCCTTCATAGCATCTTTAGCACCTTGAACAGCGCGAGGGTGAACCTCTTGTAGTTCATGGGCAAGGAATCCATCGTACCACAAGCCGTCGGCTTTTGCTGTGTACGTACAAGGCCGCATCATCTTTACAATATCAGCGGCACCCTGAACAGGCGTGATGTTCTCTTTCAGTCGGTAGTCTGACGATGTGTTGTAGGCTGTGGCGGACGCGCTGACTGAGATCGAACCAACTAAGGAATCAGTCTTGTTGAATAGCACAGCGTCACCGTTGACGCCGTTCCTGTTAATTAGTAGAGCGGCACCCCCTTGTTTACTTGCAGTAAGGAGTTGGCCGATACCGCGAAGCTCAATCCCGTCGGATGCTGTGTCACTGACAGTTTTGCCCACCAGCAGGTTACCGGTGGAATCAATAGTGATTGCGTTCGCAGTAGAATTGTCTGTTATACCGCCTAAACCAATGTCGGCCTTAACCTGCGCAGGCGTTCTAAATTCACCGCCGTTTTCAGCCGCATTTACCCTAAACAATTTTAACGCCTGGCCAGTCAAAGGCGGCAAGTTTCCGGCCAGTGCTGTAGCCAAAACAGTATATCGAACGTTATCCGTGAAGGTAATCATTGCCGCAAGCTCTGGCCCGTTTGTAGCCGTCAGCCATGTTAAAAAGTTGTCAATATTGACGTCAAATGCGTCATTAGATTGGCCTTTTGCGGGCAGCGTGTCAGGGTAAAGCGTGATTGTTGGGGTCGTCATAATTCTTCCGCCTCAATAGTTGCTTTGGAAAATCCGACTCCAACAGCCGTTGGGTTTGCGGACGATAAAGTTCCGTAGATTGTAAATTCTGGGTATTGATCGTTTGCAGAAAAGACTGCGCCGATTCCATCAATGTCTTCCACCAACCGCCAGAAAGCGTCAGCCTCATAATTCAAAAGCGTTGTGCTGTAAGAAACCACAGATGATGTCGTACGGCGCAGCAATGAAGTCAGGGTGCCTTCGGTTTTCTTAAACGACCGGCTTTTAAGCGTCTTTGATGTTCCAGTTCCAACAACGCCAAAATTTGACACAAGGCCAAAAGCAATTGTGCCAACCTTTGCCGTGCCGCCCGTGTTTGTTATTGTGATGTCGATGGAAGCGCCTTGCGGTATGTTAAGTTCAAAATTTATATACTTTCGCTCAAAAGATGCTGGGATAAACATCCAGCGCCAAAGTGAACCCTCATATTGAGTGTCGTCCTGTAATGTGTAGCTAATGTTCGCGGCGTCACCAGTTGTGCTGACTGTTGCAACGATTAAAATCGTGGCCGCTTGCAAGCCAAACATAGCAATCCCGCCAATTCGGGTTAGACTTTCAATGCTGTAGGTAATTGACTCCGCGTTGCTGGTCTTTGTTTCAACAACTCGAAATTTATCAACGCCGACTTGCCGATCAAACGCCGCAAACCTATTGGCCGGGCCAGCGTCAAACCAATCCGTGGCCGTGTCGCTTGGCTGTTGGCTTGTGCTTGCTGCGCTAACCTCAAACAGCCGCTCCCCTACCCGCCTTTGCGTTCCCAGCGGGTAGGTGCCAGCAGTCCATGCCGTTTCTAATGCCACGTTTGATGCCGTAATGTTGGCATCAGCAACGACCAGCGGCACAAGTATTTTTAGGGGGCTGCTCATGCTGCGGCATCCAATGTTAAGGCGTTGCTGAAATCAGTATTTTCTGCCGTTTGCCTAGACGAATTAGCAGTTATTTCTGATGTAGACTGTAGCATATCTATGCGCGCATTCAAGGCTTTCAGTTCCGCAAGCATTTCGGCTTGGGATTGCTGCGGGCTGTATTCAATACCGCTTGATGCGCGTGCCAAGCCGCGTCTAAAATCAACACCAGTGGCGAAGTCGTTTTCGTTTATTGAAGAAAACAAGGCCGCTTGCGCTTGTGCGGCAGCTTGTGCGGCCTCTTCCGCAAGTGCATTGGTTTTTTCCTGAGCAATAGATGCGTCTTCAAGGTTAAAGATTTGTTTTAGAATTGCCTTGTTAAGGTCGTTGGTCGCATTAATCTGCGCTTTACGCTGTCGTGCTAGCAGCTCTTCGCCTTTTCCTTGCAATTCCAGAACCCGGTTTTGCAGGTTGTAACGCTCGGCAGACACCGCAAGCAATTCGTTCAGGCTGGAAATGCCTGGGACAACCGCCGCAAACGCGTCACCCATCTTTGCAAGCTCTGCGGTCACGGCACTCATTTTCTGCTCTTCGGTCAAGCCATTTAGAGAAAGCTTGAATCCAAAGGAAAACTTGCTGAAAGCGTCTGCGCCAATCCCCAAGCCAGCCGCAGCGGAAAGAACTGACTTTTGGATGCCGTCGATTGCGTTAGTAAGCGGTGACGCTGCGGCGGCGTTAAGTTGGCTTGTGCTTGTGCTTGTCCTCGACGACAGGCCAAAGAATCGGGACGTTTTGGTCTTGCTGAAACTCTCGACAACTGAGTTCATTCCCTTGACTGTAATCTGCAAGCCCTCGTCAAGCAGTTTTGTAGACTTGCCAAAAAACTTAAACACCCCGACAACAGCCAGCAAAGGCAAAGCAATAGCGCCAGCCGCAGCGGCAAGGCTGCCAAGGCTCCCCGTCACCGCGCCAAGCGTAGCGCCGATCTGACCAACACCAGCGCCAATACCGCCAGACATGAAGGCGCTCGCTGTGCCGGACAGGCTGCCCGCGAACACGCTGCCCAATGAACCAATGCTGCCTAATGAACCAATGCCGGCCAGAGATCCACCAAGGCCGCCTGCGCCGCCTGTGGCCGCAGATGCCGCAGTTCCCATCGCGCTTCCGCCCATGCCCAACGACAGCATAATCTTGTTCTTGATCGCAAAGGCAATCATCTGCTTTATCGTGGCAACAAATATATCCTTGATCGACTTCAAGCCGCCAGTAAAGCCGTCAACCATGTTGTCCACGGCCTTGCCGATGCCATCCACGATAAAACCCTGCATGGTGTCGGCATAGCTTTGAGTTGCTTGCTCGGCTGCGGTAAGCGCAGGCGTAAGCTCGTCAACGCCTGCGGCTGCGCCTTTTGCTTTTCCGCCTAATTTATCTATTGCTGATGCAGCTTCATTGGCAGCCAAAGCGGCATCGTTTGTGCTTGCACCCGTCTCAGCCATTGCGTCACGAATTTCAGCAACACTTTTAAGGGGAGAACCTGCAAGCGCTAAAAGAGCGTCACCAGCTAACGAAGCGTTGTCGGCAGAGTCGCGCAAAGAACCGGCAGTATCGCGCAGACCCGACACAAGTTCAGAACCATCAAAGTCAGCAATAGATTTAATGCTGTTTCCAAGTTCGTTTACAACGCGACCTATGCTGGCATTACCGATTGCATCAATAGCAATTCCTGGGATGCGGTTTATTCCTTTAATAAGAACATTGAAAGCATCAATTGACTTTTGCACAAGGCCCTCAACCTTTTCGAGGACAAAATTGACTGCATTAACAACCGCAGAACCAATAATATTTGGAAGATTTGAAAACAAAGTTCCGATTGCTTTAGTTGCAAAATCAAAAGCAATAACAGCATTTTTTGGTATTGAAATAATTGCTTCAACAGAATTGGCTGCAAGATCAAAAACAGATGCTTTTATATCTAATGAAAATGAATTTACTTTTGACAATACGCCGTTAAAAGCAAGTGTAATGCGGCCCATAACTTCATTAACAATATTAGAAAGAAATCCTAAAGCAGTTCCAAAGCCGCCTGTGGCCAAGACAAGGCGTGAAAACATGCCAACCAAAACGCCAGCGCCCACAACAAACGCGCCAATCCCAGTTGAAATCAAAGCTCCTCGCAAAACTATCAGTGACCCGCTAAACAACCCGGTCGCGCCCCGCGCCACCACAAGTGCAGCGACATAGCGAACGCCAAACGCAACGGCGGCAACAGAGACCACACCTGCCAACAAATCAAGGTTGCTAGATAGCAAGATGATGACGTTTGCAAGTGCGCTGCTTGCGCCTAAAAAGGAATCAGCCTGCCCGACAAATAGCGTGAAACTTGTGCTTAGGACGGTCAGCGCTTGTGATACCGTTGGCACCGTGTTGCCAAATGCAGCCTCTAGCGCCTCAGACGATGACAGAATTGCGTTGAAAAACTCGCGGCTGGAAACCTCCCCGGCAATGACCATGTTGCGAAGCTGGCCAACAGACCCCGCTGCGCCCTCAATGGCGTTGGCTGCGGCCTGTGCGATTGGAAATGCGCCCTCAAGGATGCTGTTGAATTCTTCGGCCCGTACGGTGCCGCCAGACATAGCTTGCGAAAGCTGAAGCAAAGCGCCAGACGCTTGCGCCGCGCTGCCGCCTTGTTGCGCCAATGCAAGGCCAACATTTTCTGTAAATCGCAAAACTTGTTGCTGCGATGCGCCCAAGTCTTTTGCCGCAATGCTAATCCGTTGATAGAGCTGCGCCGTGGCCTCAAGTGGCGACCTAGTGCGCTTTGAAATCTCGCCGATTTGATTGATTTTTGCCGCAACGTCGTCAGCCTCAAAGCCCAGGACCCGCATACTGTTGGCCATGCTTGCATATGCCTGCGAAGCCGAACTGACGGCCCTTGCCGCGGCAAAGGCTCCGCCAAACAAAGCCAGCGCGCGCGTTGCCGATACAATAGCGCCATTCATTGCCTTGGATGTCTTGCCAAAGCTCTTAACGTCACGCTCGCCACGCTTTAGATCAGAAGTGTTAAGACCAATCACAAGGTTTGCAAAGTCTGCCATGTTTTAATCCTTGAAATGTTTGCGGCCCACCGGTCAAGGCGGGCCGTTTATTGTGCAGACTTGCGGTCGGCTGGCGGTATTGAAAACGGGCTTGTGCCTTCGTTCATGCCAGAGACAAACGCCTCTGACATTTTGCGCAAGAGCTTGGCCTCCCAAGGTTCAATGTCCGCCATTGTTAGCGATGCGTAGGCGGCAAGATCCACCCAATCAAGCGCCAGAAAACCGCCCATCGCCGCAGACTTTATTGCGCCCGCCTCCATCAAGACGTTAAGCAAATACTCGCCCGCGTCAAGCTCCACAAAGGGCGCAGGCGTCTTGCTTAGATTGTGACGCATCAACCGGCTTTCCCTTGGCCGTTCCGTCTTGTCGCCTTTTATCTCGATGATGGCGTTTAACCACCCCATTTGATGCGCGGCAAGGATTAGCCGCTTTTGTCGTTTCCCAAGCGATTCGCCTGCTTAGATGCGTATTCGCTGCACTGCTTGGCAAACGGGTTGTTCAGCATGGCATAAACTGGATCGCCGTCTTTGTTTAAGACAGCCTCGCCGTCGTCGTCCTCTTTGACGCCCATTTCGGGAAAGGTCAGATTGAGAAACCAGATAGCGTCATCTGCGGTTGCAGGCTTGTCGCCGTTGTTGACGTTTTCAAAACCAATAATGAACGGCGCAGCAGCTTCGCAAAGTTGATTGTGAACGTCCTCCATCACGCGCGCATCGTCGCCCTCGTCCTTGCCCTTGGCCTTTTTGGACATCATGGCAGCCTTTTGCGCCGACCGCATCTTGGCTTGCATGGAAGCGGACGCTGTGCCGCGCAGGATAACCCGGCAGGGCTTGTCGCCGTCCATCATCGGCTCGCCCGTCCAAGCGTCAAGAATCTGCATCGGTGATCCGGCTTCAGCTTTTGCGCGGCTGTCAAATTTATTGAAATCCATGATATTTTCCTTTGGTCCTGGTTCATAGCGAGGGTGACGGGCGAACCAATCCACGCCACCCCCTACCGCCTAAGCGGATTAGTTATGAAGGCTGAACGTCATCAACAGTAAAGTCGTTCTGTTTAAAGTTGATCGTGCCGCCTTCAAAAGACGTGTCATCTTTTGGGTTAAGCGCAAAGGTGTGCAGATATCCCTGCGCATAGGAAACCACGTCGCCAGCAACAGGCGCTGGGCCGTCGCCTGTGTCAGTTCCAGATCCGCGCACAATCTTGAGCGTGTAAAGGCCGGATTGCGAGTTTGCAGCGGTAATTGCGGTTGCAATGCCGGTGTCGGTGCCGTCGCCGTGGAATGTAAACGTCGTATCGTTGCCGGTGGCCGCGCCCTTAACTCCAGACGTAAATCCGGTGCCAAGGTCCGAAACATCAATGTTGGTGTGCGTTACGCCAAACGACGGCAGCATTTGCGTTCCCTTGAGCTGCACAAAGGTCAGTGCTTCCATGCCTGCTTTGTTGTTGTTCGCTGGAACGCCAGGAACGCCAAAGAGGGTCAGGCCAATTTGATTTGATGTAGTCATGCTTGGAATCCTTTCAAGCGATTAGACCCCTCGGCGGGGCTGTTGTCTAAGGGGTCGCCGCTTTGCCAACAATGGCACCCGCGCCGGTGGGTATTTCTAAGCGCGGTGCCAGCCAATCTTGAGCCAGGCGTCCACGTCTTTTTCGAGCGGCGTTGCACCGGCTCCGGCCTTGTTGGTCAGGCTTGCGCGAGACAGGTCGCGGGGCATTGGTGCCGCCTGCGGTTTGTCCGTCACTGCGTCATCTGTAAGGCTTGGTGTGTATTGCTTTTTCACGACAGGCTCCGATACTCTATGTAAATGGGGGTTTCCCAACGCTGCTCCTCCTCGCGACCGCTGCGAATGGTGGTGCCAACGATTGTGACCTTTGTCCCGTTGGCTTCCAGAATTTGCGCGCGCTTGAAGTAATCAGAAATCGCACCGGCCTGCTTGCGGGTGACAATGTCGTAGACGTCCAGCGGGGCAACCAAGGTCACAATCAAAAAGCCTTGGCGCGTGTAAACCTGATCCGACAAGCCCAGCGGGACGTCATCGTTTCGCAAGTGCTGTATGGTCACGTGTTCGCCTGCGGGCTTGTT